CGGGACTCAAAATCCCGCGGTGGCGACACCATGAGAGTTCGATTCTCTCTCCCGGCACCAGCAAAAACAACGCGTTACGCGCTACTCCTGCTCATCTACGTCCAGGAGGTTGGCCCGCGGTTGACCCGCAATGCCCCTTGACAGGGGCCGAGTTATGCCCTAGAGTTAGGACATCGGTAGGGCAATCAGGCCCGCCGAGATAGGGCAAAGGAGGCCCTCCACAATGCAAGCCATCATCACCCGCAAGACCGCACGCAAACTCATCGCCCAAGGCAAGGCGAAGGAGGAGTGCATCCTCAAGCCAGACCAGCGCGGCGATCAGTACATCGCGCTTACGCGGCACGACACCCAAACCACCGCGCACTACAAGGCTACACCCGCTGACGTAGCGCGCCTGGCTGCGCTGTGAGCCGGCTACTGACAGAGTGCGGCGAGGCCCTGTACGGGCCTCAGTGGCAATCTGCACTAGCGCGCGACCTCGACGTGTCTGATCGCACCATGCGCCGATGGGTAGCGGGGGCAAGCGAACTCCCGGACGGTCTATATCTCGATCTGCTGAGGCTGACGCAGGAGCGCGCGGCGAAGTTGGACTCGCTTGCCCCGCGGCTGCAGCGACAGTCATCGGCTTAGGCCCCGGGCCGCTCCGCGTCCGCCAGCGCCCCCACTGACACATCGTAGTCGCGCAGTACGTCAGGGTAGGGCTCACCCGCCTCGATTCGTTCTGCGATGGCGCGGAACATCTTGGCCTTGACGATCTCGGCGCAGGACAGACCAGCCATCGTTCGCTCGCTTCGCCCACCACTCGTCCGAGGTTAGGTCACGGTGAGCGGCGCGCAGACGGGCAAGCTCAGTCGCCGTGATCCAGCGGAACTCTTCCGCCGGTCGCACAGTGCCGGGCTTCTTGCTCATTCCGCCTCCTGTAGCCGTTTGCGGACGATGGCGGCACCCCAATCGAGAGGGCCGCGCCACTGTTCCCACCACTCGTCCGAGGTGAGATCGCGCAGCGCGGCGTGGAGGGAGCGCAGCCGAGCAGCGCAAATTAATCGCTTCGCCACACCCCGCGCGTCATAGCTCTCAGCGTCCTCCGAAGCGAAGTCCAATTCACCCGCCGCGTATTCCAACGCCTCGGCCCACTTGTCGGTCATCTCCCGGACTCCTTCGCTACGACGGGATAGGTCTCCATCGTTCGCGCTTGGTGAAAATCATTGATCTGGTTTTTGGGTGGCCGGTTGCGGCGTGAACGCGATCATCTGTCACGCCTTCCTCCTCCTCTTCACTCGCCCCACATCCGGCAGCTCCGCCACCGCCGCGACCAGGTGGTCGTCGAGCAGGTGCGCGTAGTGCCGCGCGGTGATCTGCATCGTCGTGTGCCCGAGCAGGTCCTGCGCGGCCTTGAGGCTCCCCGTGCGCTGCACGACCCACGACCCGAACGTGCGCCGCAGGTCCCGGAACTGCAGCCACGGCATCTTCGCGGCCTTCCTGGCCGCCTCGAACTCGCGGCGGAGTTCCCACGCCGAAAGCCCGACCGGCAGCGCCTGGGCCGCCTTGGCGGCTGTGGAGCGCGGCCGTAGCGGCACGACGCGCGGCCGGGCCGTCTTGGTCCGCGCGTCGAGGACGAGCCGCTGGCGGCCGTCTGGCAGCGTCACCAGGTGGTGCGGCTCGAGGGCAAGGAGCTCGTTTCGCCGAAGCCCGGTCGCGATCGCGAGCACGATCGCGCGGCGCGCCCGCGGCGAGCTGACCTTCGCGAGCAGCGCATCGGCCTGGACGGGCTCGAGCTGCACGTAGCGCGCCTCTTCGCCCGGCAGGAGCTTGATCCGGGCGCCCAGGTCCTCGTCGAGCCATCGGGGCGACCAGGTACCGTATGCGAGCTTCGCGACACGGCGGAGCACGGCGAGACGGCGGTTGATCGTGGCGGGTTTCAGGCTGTCGGCGAGGCCCTGCTTCTTCACCTGGTCGGCGACGTCGACGACGTCGGCGAGCTGCCGGCCGCGGGCGAGCGGCTCGATCGCGGCGACCTTCTCGAGGAGGTTGCGGTAGGAGCGCAGCGCCTTCGCATCGCCTTCGAGCCAGCGCACGATGGCCGCGCTCAGCGTTCGCCGCGGGGTGCGGCCGAGGCGGGCGTCGACGATCTCGCGGCGGATCTTCGCTTCGAGCTCGAGCGCGTCTTGCCGCGTGCCCCTAAGAGTTTCTGCAACGCGCTGTCCGCCGTGGCCGACGCGGACCTGCCAGGAAGAGCGACCACGTTTGCGGATTGGCACGGCTCGACGGTGCGGTAACGCCGGTTGCGGGCGATGTAAGCCTCGAGGTCAGCGGGGGCGATTCTAGTACCGCCGCGGATCTCGATCACCGGGAGCCTTCCGGCGGCGATCTCGCGCTGCAGGGTGCGGCGGTCGACGGCTAGGTGCTCGGCGGCGCGGGCGAGGGTGAGGAGGTCCCTGGTCACAGCGGCTTCATGGTCGATAACTCCCGTCGCCGGAGTTCAACGCTTCGTCGAGGTTTGGGCCGCACCGATGGTTGCGCCACTTCTCCGCGTCCGCCAGCGCAGCGGCGAACTCTTCTCCGAAGTCCCGCAGGATCCGGGACGCGCGGTATATCTCGTTGTAGTAGCTCAGGTCATAGCAGCGCTGCGGTAGCTTTTCGGTCAGAGCGATCAACTCGCGGAGCGCGCGAAGCGCGTCTCCCCTCTGCGTTACCGCGTGCATCACCGCTCCTCCTGTTTGCGGGCAGAAGACCACTTGTGCCACCACATGAACGCGCAATAAGCCGCCACGTCGAGCGGGTCGCCTTTGGATATGTGGTGCCATAGTTGTTTACGGCACTCTTCCTCCCAATCGGGGGCGCGCCACTCATCTTCGTAGCCATACTTCTGCTCGGCCTTGTGTAGCTTCTCGGCGAGAGCCGTGGCGAACTCGACCACTAGGTCTTGGGTGGTCGGATATAGACCGTCTGGCCACCGCGTCCGCAGCGTATCGCTGATCGGCTCGGGGCTAGTCATGCGGCGACTCGCTGTTACTTACGACTACGGTTACGGTGCCCGCGACCGGCCCCTTGTGCAGCCCAAGGACGACTAGCATGGGGAATCTCTCGCGCAGCTTTGCGACGTAGCGCTCGGGCTTGCCCGTCTCGTCGTCGGTCACGAACGCGACCCGCTTCCCGGTCATAGCGGCCTGACCGATCGCGCGGATTCTGTCGTCCTCGGCGTGATCGCCCAGGTCAATGAACTTCGGCTTCGGCTCGGGGCTAGTCATCGTCGTCTTCAGCGTCCTGGTCGTATTGCGCGGCCATCGCTCGCGCCTTACACAGCGCCTCGAGCGAGAACGGCACGCCGCAGAAGCCGGCGAGCCAGGTTTCCCAGCCAATCAGGCGGCTGCCCAGGATCGCGTACATTGCCTCCGGCGTCTTTGCTCCAGCGCGGGCCTTGACGCCGTCGTCGTAGGCCTCCCGCTGCGTTGCCTCGGCCGCAGCAATCGCCGTGGGCTCGTACTTCGCGAACTCCCGCTCGAGGTTGAGCTCGTCGCCCTCGTACTCGGCGCTCTCGAGCAGCTCCTCGGCTATCTGCTCGGGCGCCGGCGGCTTCGCGGCCTTCTCCTTCGCCCGCACGGTCCGGCGCTGCTCTGCGGCCTTGCGCTCTCCGGCGCCCTCTCGCTGCTTCTTCTTCGCCGCGGCGGTGAGCTCGCGCAGCTCGTCGCGGGTGATCTTGCCGTCCGAGACCTTCTTGCCGATCGCGGTGATCTCGGCGAACGAGATCGGGGCGGGGTAGCTGCCTGCGAGCTTGACGAGCTGCGCGTACGAGCCGAGGAGCTCGAGGTCCTCGCACTTGCCCTCCTCGAATAACACTACCGCGTCGTAGGGCCAGTTCATCGCCGGGCCGAGGTGCTTGCATACCCACGGCTTCGACCGCTTCACGAGCGCGGCGACCTTGCCGATGTCCTTCTCCCGGTCGAAGAGCGCCTTCACGGCCGCGCAGACCTCGCGCTCGTCGAGGTCCTCGCGGTCGAGGTTCTCGGCGAGCTGCATGCGCACTCTCGCCTGGTCGTCGGCCTGGCCGCTGATCGCGGGGATGTGGGTGAGGCCTGCAGCCTTGGCCGCGCGCACGCGGCGTTCGCCGGCGATCAGCTCGAAGCGGCCGGGCTTCTTGGGGTTCGGCCGCAGCAGCACTGGCGCGAGGATGCCGTTCGCCTTGACGCTCTCGGCGAGCTCGGCGAGGCCCTGCTTGTCGAAGCGGGTGCGGATCTGCGGCCGAACGTCGATGATGTCGAGCGCGACCAGATTGAGCGCGTCCGGCGGGGTGACGATGGATTTCGCGTGCGAATGGCTCACCGCTTACCTCCTCTCGCGGCCTTCGCCGCGGCCTTGATCACCTCGACCTGGCAGCCGAGGAACTCGAAGAGCTCGAGCGCGTCCGCCGGCTCGATCCGGACCCCGACGCCGCCGGCGCGCACCGCGATGCGCGAGCGGTGGTCGATGGCGGCGACGAACTCGAGGTCCGCCGGCGCTGCGTCCGCGGCGGTCAGTGCACGGTCGGCGTGGGGGCGTGCCGGTCTCTCCCGGCTGTCACCCGTTCTCGTGGCCGCCGGTTGCAGGGTCGGCAGCATCCGCCGGCTCGGAACCCGCTCCGAAGCGGGCCGGCTTGAGACCTGGTCGGCGATGCGGTAGGAGCGGTTGCGCACAGCATTGCCGAATTGTGTGATTGCGCCCAAACGCGCGAGTCGGCTGACGAGGGTCCCGAGGTATTTCGGCGCATCGGTGCCGAGCCGGTGCCGGATCTCCGGCACGGTCATCGGCGCACCGTGGTCGCGCAGCGCCTGGAGGATTTTCTTGCTGAACTCCTTCACGGCACGAGCTCCCTGCCCGAGAGAACGAGCGGCACCAGGTACACATCGGCAAGCCAGTCGCAAGGTTGAAAGCCGTAGCGCTCGTCGCCGGGGAGGGCGTCGCCGTGCACGAGGTAGAGCGTGCGCGACTGGGCGTCGTACATGATTGCGCGCACCACCCCTGCGCGGTCCCAGTCCGGGACCGACACGCGATCGCCGGGGAGATAGCGGACCTCGAGCGACGGCATCAGTCTTCCCGCGTCCTCATGATCTCGACGGCCGCAACATCGCCAGCGTTCGCGCGCTTCGCCGGCCCGATGTCGAGCGCGCCGCGGAGCGCGGCGATCACGTCGTCGACGTGCTTCGGGTCGGCACCGAGCAGCTCGTAGTCGCGACGCAGTTCCGCGAGGTAGTCTTCGGTGGCGGCGGCGGGGCGTTGTGCGATTGGGGTCGATCGCATCAGTCCTCCCAGGGCCCGGACCTGGCGAGCCGCAGCGCGCCGTTGGGCGAATACGTCCCCGACCGCAGGTCGAGGAGGAAATGGCGGCGCCGGCGCCGTGTGATCCATACGTACACCATCCTTTCGCCCGGCACGTTGACGCGGCCGTCGGGCAGGGCGGAGACCGGGATGTCGCCGGCGGGCACCAGCAGGCGCTCGAACCGGCAGGAGCAGCAGCGGCCGGCGCTCACCGGATCGATCCACTCGTGCTTCCCGCTCACGCAGCGCACGGCCGGATGTCGATGCGCGCGCCGGTACCGGCGAGGTCGGCCCAGGGCGAAGACCGCGGGATCAACGCGACGCCTGCGGGCTGTTCGGTGCCGCTGCGATGGTCGAACACGGGCACGCGCACGGCAGTTGCCGTGCCGCCGGGGAGAGTTGCAAGCGGCCGGGAGGCCTCGACGCGCGGGTCGTCGGTCATTTGTCGAGCCTGCGCTCCAGGGATTCGCCGATGGCGAGCAGCGCGCGGATGAGCACGGCGACGAGCAGGAACGGGACGGCGAGCACACTGACGACCAAGAGCATGAGGACAAGGGCGACCGCGAGCGCCACCTTGCCAAGGCGATCGATGGCGTTCACGGCCGTTCCCCCGCTGCGCGCGTCGCCGGCGAGCTGGGCCGGCTCACGCGGCCGCTTTCGTGGTGGTCAGCCGGCGGACGAACTTGAGGAGTCTTCCCGGGGAAGCACACTTGCCGAGTCGGGCCGGCGTTGCCCCGGGGCGGTCGCCGCGGCGGTAGACGATCCAGACGGGGATGGACGTGCGCCGTGGCCCTTGAGGATCGAGCGACTCAACAATGAAGAGCCCGTGACGGCGCGCGATCGATTCGGCCATGCGCACGTCGATATGGTGGAAGCTCGTCACCGCTTCGCCACCCGGAGCGCGCGCGCCGCGGCGATCTCGACCGGCTGGGCCTTCGGCGCCTGTTGATTGCGCCGCTGCGCGGCCGAAGTCGGCTTGAAGCCCAAGCGGCGGAAGGTGGCGGCGACGTCGGTCTGCCGCGCCGGGACGTACTTGAAGCGGCGATCGAGGATGCGGATCATCGCGGCTCCGGCGGCAACTGCGCTGCGATGTTGACGAGCGCCACCGCGAAGTGCGGGTGTTCCCTCGCCTCCTCGAACGTGATGCCGTTCTGCCGGAGCTGGGTCGCTTCGTAGGCGCGGCGAAGGCGCGCCTCGATCGCCTGCTTCGTGGGATCGGCCTCGTTGGCGGCCGCGCTCACGCGAACCGCCCGAGCGTCAACGTGAGCCAGAAGATCACCCCGCCGGCGATCACCATCCAGACGGCGAGCCGGAACATCGCCTCGCTCAGTGCACCCAGCATGCGCCGCCAGGTGAATGCATGGAACACGCGATCACCGACGAACTTCGCTTCCTGGCGGCCGATGAAAAGCTGGCGCTCCATCCGGGCCCAGTCGGTCGGAAGCGAAGCACGGCGGTTGGCCGTGCGGATGGGCCGCGCGTGGCCGCTGTGCCGCGGAGCGGTGGTCCTGACTTGCTCGAGGAGAGTCACGGTGCATGCTCCTGTCCGAATGTCGGGTCTGGACGGAAGCGAGTAAAGCACTCGTGCATAGGTGTGTCAAGCACGTATGCATAGATCAACCGGCACCATAGCGCACCGCCGCTATAGCGGTGGGGGGGTTACGGCTTCAGGTAGGGCTTGAGACCGGGATCGACGAGCCGCGGCGGGTCTGCCGGGTCGAATCCGGGCACGAGGAGCTGCCAGGGTGCGAAACCGAGCTGCTCGGCGGCGCCAGCGAGGGTGCTGAGCTTGTTGTCGTGCTCCGCCTTAGCGAGGCGGCCGACAGTCGTCTGATGGGGGCCAGGCGCTTTCCTGGCCGCCCCCGACTGCCCGATGCCCCGGTGCTTCATCGCGAGCGCGACGTTATGCGCGATCAGCTTCCGGAGCGTCACCGTTTTGCTGCCGGCGTCCACGTCCGTTTTCCCTATGCAAGCACGCCGACTCTCGCACAGTCGGTTAAGCAGGTGGGCTTGACCAATCAATGCATGCGTGCTTAGCATCGTGGGATGGAAGACCTTTCCGTGGTTCCCGAGGCACTGCTTAAACGACGTGGCGAGTGGTCTGCGATCTCCAGGCGCGCGGGCGTCCATTTCTACACCGTCCAACGGATCGCGAAGGGGCGAACGAAGAACCCGGGCGTGGAGACTCTGCGCAAGATTGCCCTCGCTCTGCGGGATCAAGGCCCTAAATGACCCGCGGCAAGCGAACCGAGCAGGTCAAGGTCCTCTTCTCGGATACGGAGAAGGCCGACCTGCAGCGCATGGCCTGGGGGCAGGATCGGAGCCCTTCGGAGCTCGTCTACCACATCGTCTGTCTGCACCTCTACGGTCACGTGCGAAGCATCGCCGATGGCGGCTCTCAACCGGAAGGGACCGTCGGTCCCGACTCAGGACCGAAAAGGTGACGGGCTGCCGATTTACCGGGGCACGAGTCCTACTGCCACCATTTCAGCGGTGGCTGTCGTGTCAGCTTTGCCGCGCAGTGCTTGCACACGGCCGCATCTCGTCGTACCAGCTCCCGGCAAGCCGGGCACCGGACATGCGTCCGTTGGCTCACTTCCTCCCCGCTGGTCTTCCGACCGCTGATCGCCCCATAAATCAAATGGAGCGGCAGCGTTACAACCAGCAACACCGGAGCGAAGAGAACCGCGCCGAGGTGAAGCACCACGAAGATCAGGTGGCCCATCGAATCCCCTCCCGCTCGGAATGCTACGCCCGCGCCGCACCGCCTCTCAAGGGCCAGATCCACTCCCTGACAGGCGCTCCGGGGCGTCGCAGGTGGGCAGGGCAGACGACGGCGCCGGCGGTGCGGAGCATTGTGGTCGCAATCGCGGTTCGGCGCGGGGACGGCGCATGACGCTGCGCCTTCCCGCCTTCGGCGCGCGCTTTCGCGAGAAGCGGCTTAAGGGCTGGGATCCGCAGCAGGTGGTCCTCGTCGGAATCAACCTGTGGCTCGGTCGCCATTGGACGCGCGACCATACGCTCGTCGTCACTTCCGAGCATCCTGCGCTCCGCCTCGATTTCCGCATGCTCGCCGGCTGCCAGGTGGCGGTCGTGACGGGCTTTGCCGATGAGCCGCTCGCCCGCGCGGTGATCGAGCGGCTCGTGCGCTGCGACCCGGAGCAGGTCGAGCTCATCGTCTGGGATGCGGGGCGGCTCTACGAGGTCCTTCTTCCCGCGCCGACGCGCGAGGAACTCATCGCCTCCGGCTTCTCGGCGGCGCAGGCGATCGAGCTCGAGCGCCCGACGTACTACGGCGCCGACTCGCACGCGCGCCGCTACTGGCTGCGCGAGGCTGCGATTGCCGCGCGAGCTCGCGCAGCCACAGAGGAAAGGGCGGGGCTTGCGGCGTGAGCGAGTCACCCCCGAACGGCGACGGACCGGCCGGCGCAGCGGCACCATCGCCGGCGCAGCAGCGCCTCAAGAAGGCCTATTCGCGTCCGGAGCCGCTCTCGCTTCCCGTGCTGAACGAGAAGGGCCGGCCGGTGGACTGCGAGGCGAACATTGTCCATATCCTCGAGAGCGATCCGCACTGGCAAGGCGTGATCGCCCTCGACGAGTTCGCCGCCCGCCCGAGGAAGCGCAAGGCGCCGCCGACGCGCGACGGTGCGCAGGGGCCATGGCTCGACCTCGACGACAACGAGCTCCAGCTCTGGGTCAATCTGCGCTACGGCCTGCGGTGCAATATGGACCGGATACGCCGCGCGGTGAACACGGTGGCGAACCGCCACGCCTACAACGAGGTCCGCGAGCACCTCGAGCGCCTGAAGTGGGACCGGAAGCGCCGGCTCAAGCATTGGCTCGAGACCTACCTCGGCGCCGGCAGCGCGGTCGCGGAGACCTACAAGGCGGACGAGGACGTCGACGCCGGTCACCGGTCGATGCGCTACCTGCGCCGCGTTGCCGTCAAGACACTCGTCGGCATGGTTGCACGGGTCTTCGAGCCGGGCTGCAAGCTCGACACGATGACGGTGCTCGAGGGTCCGCAGGGAGCGCTCAAGTCCTCGGCTTGGCGGACGCTCGGCGGGCAGTGGTTCACCGACGCGTACCTCGACATCCACTCCAAGGAGCCGATGGCGATCATCCTCGGCATGTGGGTCGTCGAATGGTCGGAGCTCGAGGCGCTCAACCGCGCCGACCTGTCGGCCGTGAAGCGCTTCCTCGCGCAGTCGACCGATCGCTATCGCACCTGGTATGGCACGCGCGCGGACAACGTGCCGCGGCGCTGCGTCTTCGTCGGCACGGTGAACCCCGAGGAGTACCTTCGCGACAGCGAGAACCGGCGCTTCTGGCCGGTGAAGTGCGGGGAGATCAACCTAGATGAGCTCCGTCGCGATCGCGATCAGCTCCTCGCCGAGGCCGTCCGCTGGTATCGCCGCGGCGTCCGATGGTGGGTTCAGGGGCCGGAGCGCGAGCTTTTCATGGAGCAGCAGGAGCGGCGCTATCAGTTCGACTCGATCCAGGATCGCGTGCGCGAGTACGTCGACCCGGTCGGCGAGCCGCCGCGGAACCGTATCACCGTCGCGGAGCTGATGTGTGACGGCCTCAAGCTCCCCGTCGAGCGTTGGACCGAGCAGGAGCAGCGCCGCGTCCAGAAGGCGTTGCGGCGCATGGGCTTCGAGCGGCGGCAGGCGCGCGAGCCTGGGTCGTGGCAGACGCGGACCTGGTTCTACGAGCGCCTGAGCGAGGCGGAGAACGTCACCGAACGTCACCGAACGTCACCGCCAACGTCACCACCGCCGCCTAAAAAACCCTGATGAAACATCAACGTCACCACGTCACCGCCGGATGTCTCGCGCGCGCGCACGCGCGCGCGCGCGTACACACGCGCGCACACACACATGGGAGCGTACCGGTGACGGTGGTGACGTGGTGACGTAAGAAAATCCGACAGGAGCCCGAATTCGTGATCCCGCAGATCGACGCCGACCTCCGACGCTGGGCGGACTACCGCGCTTCGTTCACCCCGGGCACCGGCGGGTACAACTACCGCTCGCCGCTCCAGGACATCCATGAGAACCGTGGCGCACCGCCAAGCGGCGGCGCAATTGGACCATCGGCGCCAAGAGCGTGGGGCATTGCGTCCCGCTTCCACTTCGGAATGATGAAGATCGAGCATGGCGTGCGGTTCGAGCTCAAGCACCAGGAGCGACGCGCCGTGCTGCTGCGATACACCGGGTTCGAGGAGGCCGACCCGTGCTGGCGGCGGCAGTCACTCTCGAGCCACGACATCTGCGTCGTGCTCGGGTGCCAGCGGGACACGTACAAGGAGACGCTGCACAGGGCACATTCCCGCATCGAGCGCTACCTGTGGTCGCGCACCCCCTTGACAACGCCGGCGTCACCCCCCCAGAATCCGCGCATTCCTGCTAGGGTAGGGTGAGCGCGACCCGAACGCCAGCGACCTTAGCCACCACGTACCGACCGACGGCCCGCCCCACGCGCGGGCCGTTCGTATTTCTGCCATCGCCAGGACTCCTTTCCTCCTTTCGGCCTGGCGTTTGCACCGCGCGACAGCAGCGCGGTGCCTTCTTCTTCGAGCCGAACGGGTCCTAACGCCGCGACCCATTGCCCCGCGACAGGACGGATCCATGCCCAGCGCCGCACCCCGACCATGCACCTATCCCGGGTGCGGCGTCCTTCGCTGTGACAAGCACCGGGACCATGCCCGCCGCGCCGCCGATGCGCGGCGCGAAAGCGCGCACGCGCGGGGCTACACGAACCGGTGGCAGCAATACCGCGCATCGTACCTACGCGCGCACCCGATGTGCGTGCGCTGCCTTGCACGCAAGCTGCTGGTCCCGGCGACCGACGTGGACCACGTCACTCCGGTGAGCGGGCCAGACGACCCGCGCTTCTGGGAGTCGATGAACCATCAGGGCCTGTGCCACTCCTGCCATAGCGAGAAGACAGCGACCGAGGACGGCGGCTTCGGTCGGGCGGGGAGGGGGCATCCGATCTCTAGCCGGCCGGCCGACAGACCGTAGCCTCCGCCGCGAAACTGCGGCCGGGAGTTTCGCCCCCCGGGGTATCTGAGGGGATAGGGGTATATCGCATGGGACAACGGGGACCGAATCCACTGCCGCCGAACGTGCACCTGCTCCGCGGCAACGCGAGCAAGAAGCCGCTCGCGAGCCTGCTCGACGACGTGCTGCGCCCGCCGGTGGCGATCCCGGAGGTGCCGGAGTTTCTCCGATATGGGGGCGCTGGGCCGGAGGTCGCGATCGCTGCGCGGGCAGAGTGGAACCGCATCACGCCGCACCTCGAACGGCTGGGCCTGGTGTCGCACCTCGACATGGCGGCGCTCGCCGAGTACTGCTTCTGGTTCGGCGTCGGCGCGGTGGCGAAGCGTCGCGTCGCCGAGCTCGGGGACGCCGCCCTGGTCGACGTGACGCCCTCGGGCTACAAGCAGATGGGCGTCTGGATCCAGGTGGCCGGCCGGGCTGCCGCGGAGATGAAGTCGCTTCTCTCGCACTTCGGGATGAGCCCGAGCGCACGCTCGCGCGTGACGGTCTCGGACCCGCAGGGCGCGGGCCACCAGCCGGAGCTCCCGGGGCTCGAGCCGAAGCCGCAGGTCGGCGGGTGGGGCGGCTTCGAGTAGCCGGCCGTGACGACCAGGACCAGGTGCGAGTCGACTACGTCGCGGACGCGCTCCGCTACGCGCAGGGGGTCGTAGCCGGGGAGATCCCGGCGTGCAAGTGGGTGAAGGCCGCGTGCCAGCGGCAGCTCGACGATCTGGCGCGCGCGGACCGGTCGCCGTTGACCGTGGCCCCCGAGACCGCGGCCCCCGAGACCGCGATCGCCGAGACCGCGATCGCCGAGACCGCGATCGCCGAGACCGCGATCGCCGAGACCGCGATCGCCGAGGCTGACTTCCCGTACTGGTTCGACGACGAGGCGGCGAACCGGGTCTGCGCCTACCTCGAGCTGCTGCCGCACGTGAAGGGCCGCTGGGGCGGGACGCTGATCGTGCTCGAGCCGTGGCAGCGGTTCGAGATCTGCTGCGTGTTCGGGTGGCGCGAGCGCGCGACGGGGCTCCGCCGCTTCCGGTCGGTGTACGAGGAGGTCCCGCGCAAGAACGCGAAGACCACCAAGCTCGCCGGCATCGGCCTCTACATGCTGACCGCCGACGGCGAGTGGGGCGGCGAGGTCTACTCGGGCGCGACCAAGAAGGACCAGGCGCGCATCGTCTTCGACATCGCGCAGCAGATGGCGCGGCAGCAGGGCGACTTCCGCGCGCGGTGGGGCGTGCGGGTGTTTACGCACTCGGTGATCGTCGAGGAGACGGGCTCGAAGTTCGTGCCGCTCTCGGCCGAAGGCGAGACGCTCGACGGGCTGAACGTGTTCTGCGCGCTGATCGACGAGCTGCACGCGCACAAGACGCGGATCGTGCACGACGTGCTCGACTCCGGCACCGGCTCGCGCGCGCAGCCGCTGATCTGGAAGATCACGACGGCCGGCTCGAACCGCGCGGGCGTGTGCTACGACCAGCGCCAGTACCTGACGAAGATCCTGAACGCGGTGCTGCATCGGCACGGCGGCATGGGCTACCGGGTCGAGGGCGAGGCGACCGACGACGAGCGGTTCTGGGGGATCATCTACACCGTCGACGACGCCGACGATCCGCTCGACGAGGCGACCTGGCGGAAGGCGAACCCGAACTACGGCGTTTCGGTCGACCCGGACGACCTTCACCGGATGGCGACGGTGGCGAAGGTGCAGGCCGCGGCGCTGAACGAGTTCAAGACGAAGCGCCTGAACATCTGGATCAACGCCGAGTCCGCCTGGATGAACATGCTCCAGTGGGACGCGTGCGCGGACCGGAGCCTGCGCCTCGAGGACTTCCGCGGCGAGCGGTGCTGGCTCGGTCTCGACGCGGCGTTCAAGAAGGACCTGTTCGCGAAGGTGCGGGTGTTCGTGCGCGAGGGGCACTACTACGCGTTCGGGCGCTACTACATGCCCGAGGCGCTGCTGCAGCAGAAGGGCTTCGAGCAGGTCGCCGCCTGGGCGCGCGAGGGCTGGATCCGCACGACGCCGGGCGAGGTCCTCGACATTGCCGCGGTGCGCGACGAGCTGCTCGGATCGGACACTCCACTGCGGGCAACAGCGAACGGCGCCGGCGGGGGTTCTCCCTCCTCCGCCGGCGGCGGCTCTCCCTCTTCCGCCGGCGCAGTCGGCGGCTCTCCCTCCGCCGGCTCCGCCTCCGACGGCGGCGACATCCAGCGGTTCGAGCTCGCCGAGGTCGGCTTCGATCCGGCGCAGCTCACGCAGTTCGCAGGCGAAATGCTCGACGAGGGGCTGCCGATGGTGGAGATCCGTCCGACGGTCCTGAACTTCTCGCCGGCGATGAAGGAGCTCGAGGCGCTCGTCGCCGGCCGGCGCTTCCACCACGCCGGCGACCCGGTACTCGCCTGGGCGATCGCGAACGTCGTCTGCCACACCGACGCGAAGGACAACATCTATCCGCGCAAGGAGCAGGCCGCGCAGAAGATCGACCCCGCGATCGCGCTGATCATGGCGCTCGCGCGCGCGATGGTCGGCAACGCCACCGAGAAGTCGTTCTGGGAAGTGGCAGCCTAGATGGCGCTCTGGGGGCGCTGGTTCCAGCGGAAGCATGTCGATCCGGAACCCTTGCGCGAGCTCGCCCGGCTGATCGAGACCGCCACCGGCCGACGGGTGACGTGGGAGAAGGCGCTCGAGGTCAGCGCGGTCATGGGATGCGTGCGCGTCATCGCGGACGGCATCGCGCAGGTGCCGCTCAAGCTCTTCAAGGCGAGCGAGGACGGGAGGCGCCGCGAACCGGCGAGGCAGCATCCGCTCTACGACATTCTGCACCGCAGTCCCAACCCGTGGCAGACGTCGTTCGAGTTCCGCGAGACGGTCGCGCTGCATGCAGTCCTCACCGGGAACCATTTCTCGTTCAAGAACGTGGGCGTGGCGGCGGGCGGTGCGGTGACCGAGCTGCTCCCGTTCGAGCCTGGGACGGTGACGGTGAAGCGCGCCGCCGACTGGTCGCTCCGCTACGAGGTTCGCGCCCCGAACGGGCAGACGCAGGAGTTCCCGCCCGCGGCGATCTGGCATGTGCGCGGGCCGTCGTGGAACGCGTATCTTGGCCTGGACGCGGTGCGCCTCGCGCGGGAGGCGATCGGTCTCGCGATGGCGACCGAGGAAAGCCAGGCGCGACTGCACAAGAACGGCGTGCGGCCGAGCGGCGTCCTCTCGGTCGAGGGGACGTTGACCGAGGACCAGTACAAGGTCTATCGGAAGTGGCTCGACGAGAACTACGAGGGCCCGGAGCACGCGGGCCGGACGTTCATCGCCGATCGCAAAGCGCAGTGGAAGGAAGTCGGCATGAGCGGCGTCTCGGCGCAGCACCTCGAGACTCGCAACCACCAGGTCGAGGACATCTGCCGGCACTTCCGGGTGATGCCGATCATGGTCGGACTATCGGACAAGGCGACGACCTACGCGAGCGCGGAGCAGATGTTCCTCGCGCACGTCGTACACACGCTCGCGCCGTGGTACGAGCGCCTCGAGGAGTCGATCGACGTCAGGCTCCTCACCGAGGCCGACCGCAAGGCCGGCTATTACGCGAAGTTCATCGAGGAAGGGCTGCTGCGCGGCGCGCTGAAAGAAACCGCCGACTTTCTGACGAAGCTCACGACGAACGGCGTGATGACGCGGAACGAAGCGCGCGCGAAGCTCGACCTCAACCCGCTCGACGGGCTGGACGAGCCGCTGACACCGGCGAACATGACCGTGGGCGCGACGCCGGCGCCCGTCGAAGACCCCGAGGCGCCGGCAAAAGCCGAGCTACGCGCGGCGACGATTGCCGCGCTGCGCCGCGAGCCCGCCGCGGCGAACGTAACGGTGCATCCGCCGAACGTGACGGTGCATCCGGCGAACGTGACCGTGTCACCGCCGCAGCTCACGGCCGGCGACGTGCATGTGACGCTGCCGGAGGGCGCCGTGAAAGTGGCGACGACGGTCGAGGCGCCGCAGGTCCGGGCGGGCGATGTCCACGTGGAGCCGGTCACCGTCCACATGGGCGCCGGGCCGACTCGCACGACGACCACGTTCAAGCGCGACCGGGCCGGCGAGCTCGAGCGGTCCGACTCGGTGACCAAGCCGCTCGGGAAGGAGTGAGGCCGTGGCGGTTCAGCTCTCGACGACGGTCCGAAACAATCGCCTCGATCAGGTCGAGGCGACGACGGGGACAAGCGCAAAGTTTCAGGTGCGCTCGGGCGCCCAGCCGGCGAACTGCGCCGCCGCCGACGCCGGCACGCTGCTCTGCGAGATGACCCTGCCGTCGGACTGGATGAGCGCCGCGGGCTCCGGGCAGAAAGCGAAGCTCGGGACGTGGAGCGGGACGGGGTCTGCGGACGGCGTTGCCGGGCACTTCCGCGTGAAGGACTCCGCGGGAACAACCTGCCACATCCAGGGGAGTGTCAGCGAGGCGGGCGGCGGCGGCGACGCGATCATCGACAACGAGAACGTCGGCAACGGCGCCCCGGTGACGGTGAATACCTTCACCCTCACCGATGGAAACGCGTAGATGGCTGACAACATCAGCATCACGCCCGGAGTCGGTGTTGATGTTGCTACCGACGAAGTCGGTGGCAAGCACTATCAGCGGATCAAGGTATCGCACGGCGCTGACGGCGAGGCGACGGACACATCGGCTGATGCACCGCTGCCAACGCTCGCCCGCGCCGAAGTCAACGACGCGCCCCAGGTCTTCATCCCCGGCGAGATCCAGACGCTATCGCTGACGCCGGAGGGGAGGCTTCGGGTGTCGTCGGCCGAGCCGCGCATCGGTGATGCGCCGTTCAGCAACGCAATGCGCGCGATGTGGGGTGATCTGCGCCCGTGGGACAACGGCGAAAACCAACCGTATTTCGATGGCTCCCCTTGGGCCGCCTGGTGAAAAGGAGTAACAAATGAGCGATCTCCAAAGGGTAGGGCCAGTATGGGGTGGTAGCGGGACGGCGGCGCCGTTCACGGCCGGCATTTCGGGCGGGCAACGAATGAACGACGCGCACGCGCGGTTCATGGACGCCGCGCTTGCGAACCGGATCTTCTCGACCGGGATGGGCCTTACCGCCATCAACAACGCGACTTTCACGACCGGCACGCTTGGCGCCACCTGCACGCCGATCGCCGGCATCTGGGTGCCGCCGACTGCGACGGTGTGCGCTGTCCTGCTGCAAGCGAACCTTGGCGTGACGATCACCGCGCTTGCGGCGACCGGCGGCGGACCGTATGCGTGGGCGTACTCGGCCGGAAACTCCGCGATCTCCACCGGCTCGACGCCGGTCAGCCGTAAGACTCTCACCGCGTCTGGCGCCCAGGCCAAGGGCTTCGCCAACGTCGCGCTCACCGGGCTGACGAACAATCTGGTCGTGATGGGGGCGTCGTCGCTCGGTGGCGGGTCGGCCTCGAATGCGTCGTTCACCGCGACGGCGGTGGCGATGCAGACCGGGATGATGGGCTTCGTCGAGAATATCGACGGCTCGATCATCGTCCCGCCGGGCGGCGTGATCGCGCTCCTCGCGACGACGACGCCGGTCGCCCATTCGGCGGCGTCCTTGCTACTGTTCGAGGAAGTCCCGATCCTCGCGTAAGGGCAGGACGCGTGAGTCTGCTCCTCCTCTTAAACCGGGCCGTCGAGTACGGCTCGGCGAATATCGATTTATCGGCGACGCTAGACAGTGTCACGCTCTCGTCGTCGGTCGCGGCGAGCCCGAACACCGTAGACCTGTCGGCGACGCTCGGCAACGTCACCGCCACGGCGACGGTGAGCGCGCCGGGTACGCTCGACCTGGCGAAGACGCTCGACGCGGCGACCACGTCGGCCGCCATCAGCAGCCCGGGCGCGGTCAACCTGTCGACGACGCTCGCGGCCGCGACGCTCGCCGGCGCGATCGCCGCCAGCCCGAATACGCTCGACGCGGCCGTCACGCTCGGCGCGGCGACGCTCGGAGCGACGCTGGGGGCGCCCGGACAGATCGATCTCGCCGCAACGCTCGGCGGCGCGGCGCTGGCAGCGACGATCGCGACGCCCGGCACGCTCGCCGCCGAGTGCACGCTGGCGGACGCTACGCTCGAGGCCGACATCGAGAGCGGGGCGGCGCAACCGCCGCAGCAGCATCCGTCGCGGGGCGCCTTGCCTGCGGCCCTGCGCAGGCCTTCGCCACACCGCCTGCGTGTCATCGTGACCCTCGACGACGCGACGCTCGCGGCCACGGTCAAAGTGGGCCGCCCCCGCGCCGCTCGCCGCCGCGAAGAAGAAGAACTGCTCGCCGCCTGAAAAAAGGAACCCGCATGGAACGAATCGCCTGCCAGCTCGTCGAGCTCAAGTTCGACGGCGCCGACGCCGACGCGATGACCTTCAAGGGCTACGGCGCGGCGTTCGGCAACGTGGACGCCTACGGCGACATGATCGAGCCCGGCGCCTTCGCCGAGTCGCTCTCGACGATGCAGAAGCGCAGCGGCACCTGGCCGGCGATGCTGCTGCAGCATGGCGGCGGGTTCTTCGGCGGCGG